GAGAGCAAGGCAAATCTGAAGGACTAGGAGACATCATAACTAAGGTTACTGAGGTTACTGGTATTAAAGCAGCTGTAGAAGCTATAACTGATGATTGCGGCTGTAAAGCTAGGGCTGAAAAGCTTAATGACTTATTTCCTAATCGTAAGCTTGAAGATCTATTGACAGATCAATTTAGCTACTTAGAAGGGTTCTTTGCTAAGAAGGTCCACTCAGTAAACAGACCAGTACAGCTAAAACTTGTAGAGATATACAATCACGTATTTAATTCTAAGCGTGAAGTATCAAACTGTAGTCCTTGCGTTGCTGCTATTGTTAACGACTTAAGAAAGGTATATGACAGAGCTAACAACTAAGAAGCTTAAGAAAATGAGTAAAAGCCAGCTTGAAACATTAGCTAATGAGCTGGCTACTCGTTTACAGTGGCTACACTCCACTGGTAAAGATGAGACTGATCCAGAATCATATAAGAGACTAGCATTAGAACTATATCACGTCTCTGAGCTGATAGAAATGAAGATTAAAAATAAAGTTAAAAATAACTATTCAAAAAGCCAATAATATGTCAAAAAAATCCAAAAAACAAGTGAAAGATGTACGCCCTAGATTATCTGGAGCTAAATTATCAAATTTCAATTTCTTTAATAATGATGAGAGCCGAGTATTGGTAGTAGGTGATTTACACTCACCGTTCGACTTAGATTCGTATTTTGATCATTGCGTAGAAGTTTATGAGCGTTATAACTGTAACCGAGTAGTTTTTATCGGTGATGTAATAGACAACCATTACAGTTCTTATCACGAGACAGATGCGAATGGTATGGGTGGAGGTCAAGAGCTTGAACTAGCTATTAAGAGACTTGAAAGATATTACCACAGATTTCCAGATGCTCACGTAACTGTAGGTAATCACGATAGAATTATAATGAGAAAGGCTCAAAGTGGTGGTGTTCCTAAGGAGTGGATTAAAGACTATCAAGAAGTATTAAGGACTCCAGGCTGGAAATATGTTACTGACGTAGAGATTGACGGAGTTTTATATATTCACGGTGAAGCTGGTACTGCTAAAACTAAGGCTAGAGCTGATATGAGGTCCACAGTTCAAGGTCATTTACATACACAGGCATATACTGAGTACTTCGTAGGAGCTAACTCCAGAGTGTTTGGAACTCAAGTGGGCTGCGGTATTGACGCTAAGTCTTACGCTATGGCATATATGAAAGTAGGTAAAAAACCAGCTATAGGCTGTGCTGTAGTCTTAGGAGGTAAAACAGCAATTAACGAGCTTATGATATTATAATGACTGAATTGAGCACTATAGAGTTAATTAATAAATCATCTGGTACAAAGCTGACTCTAGTGAAGGGTCAGTTTAGTATCTACGATGCTGAAGATGATGATTACATAGTAGAGATTAAAAACAGACGTAAATACTACAGCACCAAACTGATAGAAGCTAAGAAATTATACAACAACTTTCAAGCGTCTCAGATTAAAGGCAAAAGGTTTCTTTACGTTGTCACTGATGACAGAGGTGTATATGTTTACAATATATCTAATCATATGACTCAGATAGTTAATTTACCTATGAAAGCGATACAATGTCCTAGAAGTACAGATTTTAATAATAACGATAAAATTACTAAATACAGCTATGAGCTACCAGAAACTCTAGCTATAAAACTATAAAGATATGAATTTAACATACGATCAAGAATTAGAAAAATACTTAGATGAGTTAGAAGCTACTGATAGATACTACTCGGAATTAGATACATTCGAGGGGTTGCTAGAAGATCCACCCTTCAGTAATAAAGCTAAGGAGCGTAAGGATACTCCAGTATTTTCAGGTGTACTAGCTTATTTTCCTTTGGCTATTAAAGAGGTTTCTAAGGCTAGTGTAGCAGGACAAAAACAACACAACCCAGATAAGCCTTTAAGCTGGGACAGATCAAAGTCTGGTGATGAGTTAGACGCTCTTACTAGACACCTATTGGACCATTCAATTAACCCAGTAGATGATGACGGAGTACTGCACTTAACGAAGGTTTGCTGGAGAAGTTTAGCAGCATTACAAAAAGAATTAGAAAAAAAACAATAAAAAGTTTGGTGGTTACATATATTTAACATATATTTGCATAGAATAATAATAATAACAATAATTAAAACCTAAAAAAATGAAAGAATTTAAGAAAATTTTACTAATAGTTATGATAGCTATAGTAACAGTGTTAACGTTTACTTCCTGTGAAGCTGATGACTTATTCATTGATGACCAGAACACGTTTGACACTAGATTAGTAGGAACGTGGGCTAACAATGTGGACACTACTGTAATGAGATTACGTAGAGATCAATTTTACTCATTAACTTACACTGATGAGTTAGGAGACAGCCTAGTAGTTAGAGAGGGTGATTGGTTTAACTCTGGAGACATTCTATTCGTACAGTACGTGCTTATTAATGGGCAGTCTGATGCATCGAACGACTTTTACACTATTGAATCAAACATATTAACATTTAACGGAATCCGTTGGCATAAACTATAATACTATGAAAAAATTTAGAAATAACTTACACGTATATATTGGATACTTATTTACTGGAGCTGTGATCGCTCCTTGCATTGCAAAGCTAACATTTATGCTACTAATTGGAGAAATTAGATAATAATATAAAAAAAACTTTAACACTTAAGTCACTGTAAATCAGTGGCTTTTGTCGTTTATTTCTATTAATATGAAAATAAATTAAAAAAAAGTAGAAAAAAGCTTGGTGGTTACATTTAATATGTTGTATATTTGTAGAGTCAATAAGGCATAACAAAACAAAAAACAATATTATGAAAAATTTACTATTATTACTAGCTATCACATTAAGTACACTAACTCAAGCTCAAACGTATTGGGATGAAGCTTCTAAAGAAAAGATAGAGAAGATGGAGGGAGACATATGGAGAGTCTACGGTTCTAGGATAGAGGTAGGGTATGAAAGCACAGGAGAGACTGTAACAACATATTCAAACCCTATGTATTCTGGTTACATTACAATTAAAGATGGATTGGTATACAAATGTAATAGAAAGGGTAAGATTAAAGAACTATTTATGAATGATGGTATATATGTGTCTGGAGCTAGTAGTAATCCTTTTGGTATAGCAACAAGAGTAATGACAATACCTTCAATAGGTAAGTTTAAGTCATATCACTATACAACGACTAAAAAGAAAAATTAATTTAAAAAAAACTTGCACAGTATATAAATAAGATATATATTTGTATCAAATAATAACAACAAACTTAAAACCTAGAAATTATGACATTAAACGAAATGATTAACTCAGACTTTATTACAGANATGATTGAACAAGAGAATAGAGACTTAGCNGGAGCTGGGTGGACTATTAAAGAAGTAAGAGCTATGGCTCAATTTATAACAGACGTAAACAAATAATACTATGAACTATACAGAACTATATAGCCAGATAGATACTCAATTAGACTTTGAGAACTGGCAAGATGAACTAGATATCACATTAATAAACACTAAAAACGATGCAGATGACTATTAAACTATTAAACCAAAAGAACGTTAATCACCAGGAATATATAGATAATATGTACGATGATGACTTTTACTATAATCATTTAGGACTAGATAAAGCTTTAAGCTATTCGACACTAAAGTGGTTGCTTAAGAGCCCTAAGTGGTTTGCACATATGAAAAAGAAAGGAATGAGCGAATCTCAAGCTTTGAGAGACGGTAAGCTGGTGCATACTCAGATCCTAGAGCCTTCTAAATACGATCAGTTTACCTTTGTAGATACATCATCTAAAAACACTACTAAGTGGAAATTAGCAAAGGAGCAAAACGGAGCTGATAAAACTTACACGCTTAAAGAAAAATATATGTGTAATAGAATAAGTACTGCATTCCTTCAGAATGACGCTTGTGTATCGTTCCTAAAGGGTGCTGAGACTGAAGTACCAGCTCTAGTAGAGATAGAAGGATTAGCTATAAGAGGTAAAGCTGACATATTTAAGAGTGGTGAGTACGTAGCTGACGTAAAGACTACTAATGACGGTTTAAAGGATATAGAGCTATCTAATGGTCAATTTAAGAATCAATTTGCTTACACTATCTCTAAATACGACTATGACCTACAGGCATACCTATATACTCAGCTATATGAAGTACCAGACTTCTATTGGTTAGTTATCGATAAGACCACAACTGACATAGGTGTATTCAAAGCTTCAGAAACTACACTAGAGTTAGGTAAACTAAAACTAGAAGCTGCATTAAGTTTATATGATGCCTTCTTTGTTGAGGAACTAATTGACTTATCACAATATCATAAGACTGGAACACTTTAATCACTAAAACACTAATAAGATGGATATAGACTTAATAACAATGAATTACGAAGCTGGATTGCTTAGCCTATCTATAGGGCTGCCAGCTGAAGATATGATCGAAATGATGGAAGACCACGCTATGAATAATGACTTTGAGATAGCTCAAGGGTATAAACTAGCTTTAGAAGATTTCCTAAGTAAAAAGAACACCTTCAACTGTAAGGTTAACCCAGTAATAGAATAGATATGAATTTAGCTAAACTACAAGCACAAGCCGACCAGGACTATATATTAACGGTCCTAAAGGAATGGACTGATAAATCTAAAGATGATAAGCTACAAGAGCTTACAATGTCACAGATTAGACTATTTACATATATAAACACACTAGAACTAGAAGGCTATAGCTACAATAAGATAATAGGAGACTTTAGATCGGAATGTAATAGAGCTATAATGAGAGCTCGTAATGCTGAGACAGAGAGAGACGTCCTGGAGACTAAGGTAAAGGACCTAGAAAGTAAACTTAAAATATTTGGAATATGAGAAAATTAATAAGAAAGATGAGGAATAGTGAGACTACAGTCTTTTTAGTGCAAATGATGGCCCTAACTACAATAGGGCTGCTGTTGGTGTACTTCTTAGAAAAATAAGCTCTTAGAGGCTCTTAGAATAGCTTAGACGCTATAGTCAGACGTATACTGTTTTTAAATAAAGACTAATAACCAAGATAAACCAACAATGGCTGGAAAAAAGAAAATAGACGGTGCTAATGATAATAGTGGTAATTGGGGTGGACCTAGACCAAACTCTGGAAGACCAACAATGGGTGAGGTTATAAATATCCGTCAAATAATGGATGAGCATATAGATATCGATGTAGTAATGCAGAAACTATATGAGAGAATAGAGTCTGGAGACCATAGGGCTATAGAGCTTTTTATGAAGTATAGAGCTGGGCTGCCTAAGCAAGAGATTGATTTGAATACTACTGGTGAGGTGGATCTTAACGTAACACTCAAGGGTCTAATAAGCTTCGATGATGAGTAGCATTAAACTAAGCCCTAAATATAAGCCTTTATTTGTTAATGATTCTAGATACTATATAGTAACTGGAGGACGTGGATCTTCTAAGTCGTTTAGTATAGCTACTATGATACTACTGTTAACTTATGAGAAAGGACATAACGTCCTATTTACTAGGTATACAATGACCTCAGCGTCTACGTCTATAATCCCTGAGATGACTGAGAAAATAGAGCTGCTAGGATTAGATAATGACTTCCTGGTTAATAAGACAGATATCACTAATAAGGTTACGGGCAATAGAATATACTTCAGAGGTCTTAAGACTGGTTCTGGCAATCAAACTGCAGCCCTTAAGTCTCTTAATGGTATTACTACGTGGATATTAGATGAAGCTGAGGAAATGCCTGACCAATTACTATTTGATAAGATTGATTTATCTGTGAGGTCCAAAGACGCTCAGAATAGGGTTATAATGGTATTGAATCCAGCTACTAAGGCTCACTGGATATATAATCGCTTCTACGCCAATAGAGGTCTTATAGGTGGTGAGAATACTACTGTTGAAGATACTACTTACATACACACATCATATAAAGATAATGTAAAACACTTAGATACTACATTTCTAGCTAATGTGGAACGAATGAGGTTAGAGCGTCCAGATGAGTATAAGGCTCAAATACTGGGGGGTTGGAGAGCTGTAGCTGAAGGAGTTATATTTACTAACTGGGAGCTTAAAGAGTTTAACTCTAATGGTGATCACTATGGTATATCTTTGGATTTTGGATTCTCCAATGATCCAACGGCAGCGTGTTTAGTTTCTATAAATAAGAATTCTAAAGAAATATATCTCAAAGAGTTCCTATATAAGACTGGGCTAACGACTAGTGAGATAGCTCATAACTTAAATAAGCATTCTAACAAAGACACTTTAATTATTGGTGATTCAGCTGAGCCTAGATTATTGCACGAACTTAAGCACTCTTATGGTTTAAATGTAAAACCTAGTATAAAAGGTCAAGGATCGATAAACTTAGGTATAGCATTGCTCCAGGATTATAAGTTATATATACACCCAGGATCTAAGAACTTAATAACAGAGCTTAACAACTATACGTTTAAAGAAGGTAAAGAGATACCTATTGATGATTTCAATCACCTTATTGATGGGATTAGATACTTCGTTTCTTATCATTTAAGCAATCCAAACGCTGGTCGCTATTATATTTCATAGCTATCCTATCTGTTGGATAAAGTTTTTTCAAAATAATTGCATTTTTATTTGGTAGTTACTACAATAGTCTATATCTTTGTATCAAATAATATAAACCAATAAATCAAAACACTATGAAAAATCACAAATGGACTAAAGAACAAAGAGAGATATTACTGGAAACTCTTTACAGAAAATACAAACACATAGATGAGTCTTATATCTTTGAATTAATATCCGACAGAATAGGTTGTGAAGTCAATTCAGTAAAGGGGTTATACAAATCTTATCAGAGAATAAGTAAAGGTATTAAACCAAATACGATAAAAGGAGGACCTGGATATAATT